CTTTGTTTTTAAGACACCATAATTTATGATATATTTTATTTCTCTCGGCGTTCTTCTTTCGACGCTCTCTTGCCTTTATCCTTTGGCTTTCTTTATACCGCTCCCTATAAAGTTTTTGTTTGACTGCGTTCTTCTTACGCCATGCTTTTTGAGTGGCGTTAATCTTGACACGGTTATTCGCAGACCATTTTTTTCTAAGTTCTTTATTCATACCAATATTTTAACACGTTATTAATAATTGGGGAAGTTTTATCGACAGGCGCGAGAGATTCGACGACGAAGAGGAAAAGCTGCGCATGCTTTTCGGTAGCGAACAGGCCGGATTATGGACTGCCGTGCCTGTTATCGTGCAATCCTTCAATGCGGGCGCTATGACATGCGAATTGCAGCCGACCATACAGTGCAGGGTACGCGCGCCCGATGGCACGCTTTCAATGGTCAATCTGCCTTTATTGCTCGATTGCCCGGTCATTTTCCCGAGCGGCGGAGGGTTTTCCCTTACCTTCCCCATAGCCAAAGGTGACGAAGGTCTGGCGATATTCGCAAGCCGCTGCATCGATGGATGGTGGCAAAGCGGCGGAGTCGGACAGGCCCCGACCGAGATCAGAATGCACGATTTAAGCGACGGCTTTTACCTTCCCGGGTGCCGGTCGAAACCCCGCGCATTAAGCGGAATAAGCGGGACGACTACGCAATTACGCAGCGATGACGGTACGACATTTGTCGAAGTGGCAGGCGGCGGGATCGTAAACGTGACCGCACCGACCGCGATTAACCTCAATACCCCGACCGTCAATATTCAGGGCGTGATCAACGTGCTTAATGAAAACAGCGCAACCGAGCCCTTTATCGTGGCAGGAAATATACAGGTACAGGGCGACGTCGTAGCCGGTGCCGGTACATCAAATATAAGCCTGCTCAATCACCACCACACCGGCGTACAGACCGGAAGCGGAAATACAGGAGGCCCGGTAGGATGAGATATAGAGCATTAGACGCAAACGGCGACTCAACGTTTTGCAGTGGCGAAACACAATGGCTAGTTAACTCGCCCGCAGCCGTAGCGCAGGCGGTGCAGACCCGGCTAAACCTTTATACTGGTGAGTGGTTTTTAGATACCTCGGAAGGCACACCATACTCGACCGAAATTCTCGGAAACAATACAGGGTCGATATATGACCTCGCGATCCAAGAGCGCATTTTAAATACCGAAGGCGTTAGCGAAATCGTGACCTATCAAAGCAGCAAGAGCGCGCAGCGCGCCTTAACTGTTCAGGCAGAGATCGATACGATTTATAGCAGCGATTATAACGGATCGGTGACGAGTCAGGCGGACATATCTACAACAATAGGGCAGCAATAAATGACAACCTACCCCCTCGCAACACTGGCAGCGCAGACCACCCCGACCGGCATTAGCGCGCCTTCCTATGCGGATATTTACGAATCGCTGCAGGCAAGTTTTCAGGCGATTAACGGATCGGACTCCTATATCGATCCAGACAGCCAAGACGGGCAAATGCTTGCTGTATTCGCGCAGGGCATTAACGACACTAATAACGCGCTGATCGCGGTTTATAATTCTTACAGTCCGGCTACCGCACAAGACGCAGCCCTTTCGAGCAACGTCAAGATCAACGGATTAAAACGCGCGGTACCCACAAACAGCACCGTAAATGTGACGGTCGGAGGTACCGCCGGCACGATTATCACGAACGGGGTCGTTGCCGATATCAATGGCAATCAGTGGTACCTTCCCGCCTCGGTCACGATAGACAATACGGGATCGGTCATTGTTACCGCAACAGCCGCAAACCCGGGAGACATTACCGCTGCGGTCGGCACCGTAACCACCATTTACTCGCCGACTCTTGGCTGGCAGACCGTAACGAACGCCTCGGCCGCCGTACCCGGTGCAGCGGTAGAAACCGACGCCGCTTTACGTGTGAGACAATCTCAATCGACCTCAGTTGCAGCCCTATCGATCCTCGAAGCTATTTACGGAGCGATCGCTTCTATAGCGGGAGTCGAGCAGTTGCAGGTTTTCCAAAACGACACAAACACCACTAACTCTCTCGGCATGCCCCCGCATTCTATTTCTGCAGTAGTGGAAGGCGGCAGCGCAACTACCATTGCCCAGACGATCCAGCAAACCAAAAACCCCGGCACTGCAACCTATGGCACTACGTCTATACTGGTAACGGATTCGGTGGGCATTCCTAACACGATTAATTTTTATGTGCCGACGCAGGTCGAGATCAAAGTCGCGGTGACCCTTACCCCGCTTGCGGGCTACACTTCGACGATCGGCACTCAGATCATCACGAATATCGTTAACTATATCAACTCACTGGGGATTTATGCAAACGAAGGGCTCCTTTCGCTTTCCTCCTTATATGAGCCGATTTACGCCACCACAAACCCAAAAGCTTACAATGTCACGAGCCTCAGAATCGCACGAAGCCCTAATTCGCCGGGAAGCGCAGATTTATCTATCGCATTTAATGAACTCCCGTTCGCCACAGCGTCCGATGTAACGCTTACCGTATAGGCTTAAAATGACCGAATCATGGGACGACGGCACTAATTACGATGACGGATATGTTTACGATAATTCATATCTCGACTTAATAACGTCTGAGCATCAGAAGCCGAAATTCTTAAGCATGATAAGCGCGCTCACGCAGCCGTTTATCGACGCGCAAAACGTAGCCAATTCGATCCCGCAATTATTTGACGTGGATCAGGCGGTAGGTGTGCAGCTCGACGCTACCGGTTTATGGATAGGAGAAACCCGCGACCTAGTGGTACCGCTTACAGGCGTTTACTTTTCATTCGATACGGCAGGTCTGGGCTTTGATGAAGGCACGATCCTAGGCCCGTACGATCCTACGACACAGCTCGATGTATTGCCGGACGACTCTTTCCGAACGCTACTTTATGCGCGCATTGCTAACAACGCATGGGATGGAACAATCCCAGGTGCATATGAGTTTATGGATCAAGTATTCCCCGGGAATACATTTTTCATTCAAGACAACCAAGACATGAGCATGCTGATCGGAGTCGTGGGGTCAACCCCGCTTAACGCGGTTACCTATGCGCTTCTTACCGGCGGATATCTCGATATCAAACCGGCCGGTGTAATGGTCGATGGCTATGCCACGGCAAGCGTGCCTGACGCGCCTTTATTCGGTTTCGACGCGGAAAATTCTTTAATAAGCGGCCTAGATGTGGGCTGTTATGCAACAATTCAAGGGGGTAACTAAATGGTCGCTACAACTCAAATTCTACCGTTTGCAATCGGTGCAGGCGCTAATGTAATGAGCCCCGCTGCTTATGCCGCCCTTGCAGCGCAAAGCACCGGCTATGTCTCAGGCATTGCGCAATCAGTGCAATTTAATACGACTTTACGACAGGCGGCCTTTATGTCCGCTGCCTTGGCGAACTTCCTCGTCGCCGAAGGTATTACTCAAAATGACGACGGCAACCTTGCCGGAGCGGTCACAAATATTCAGCAAGCGATCAAGCAGCTCGTAGGAAGCCCGACAGTATTTACCGGCGGCACCACGACAGGCAGCGCAAACTCGCAGGTCATGGCAACCGTAACCCCGACGGGATGGGCGCTTACGAACGGCTATACGATCATAGGAACGGCAGGATATACCAATACAGGCGCCATGCAATTTACCGGCCCCGATGGTGCGATTCAAACCGTAAAGAAACTTTCCGGCAGTTCTTACGTTGCATTGGTCGGCGGCGAATTTACCGCGACCGTAAACTTCTCTTTGACATGGAACACAACCGCAAACGCTTATATTTGGAGCTCGAGCACCGCTTTAGGGGCATTGGCTTATTTAAATGCCGGATTTGGTGTAGGATCGGATGGATCGGGAAACCTCGCTTTAAAGGTAGCTCAACAGCCCGCAGGCAATGTATCAGGGCAGAAAATAGCGTACACCACTGCGAACACCATTACAGCATCGGCTGATACCGTTACCGCATTAGTGTCGCTTTTAGGATTAAGCTATAAAGGATCGAGCTTAAGTGCAGTCTTAAATATCGGCACAACCGGTGCTAATGGTATGGACACAGGAACCGCGACCGCTAGTGTCGCTTTGCATGTGTATTGGATTTATAATCCGACGACGAACACATGGGCGCTTTTGGGTACCAATTCCGGCACTGGCGCTAGTATCTATCCCGGCTCCAATATGCCTGCAGGATATACCGCTTCGTGGCTTGCAACGTCGGTTTGTTTAAATTCAAGTTCGCAATTCACTCAATTTACGGCCCGCAGTGGGAATGTATATTTCCCTAGCATAGCTAATATTATCAGCGGCATTAACTCGAACGGATCGCAAGCTGTACCGGCTTATATACCACCAAATGCCACTGCAATTGGCGGCGTACTTGGCACCGTTTCCCCCGGTGGTTTCTTCATAGCAGGAGACGCAAATTATACTGGGTCGCAGGGTGTTTCGCAGAGTGTATCAATAGAAACCCCGTGCTCTAACCTGCCAATATTTACAGCCTCAACCCTATTTTATGAGGTAACGGCGGGAAGTCCGGGCGGCTATTTCAATCTTTCATCCTATAAACTCTGGTAGGTCGCAATGAAAATATTTAAGAAAGCTATCCTCGCGGTCGCAATGATATTGGCCGCGTTTACCGGCGAAGCCGCAACGTCGACTATTAACCCGGGCATACCTGCGCAAGGATCGCCTATCTCATCGGCTCCCCTTCGGCAGAATTTCCAAAGTGCCTATAACGATATTAACAATCTTTATAAGTTAATAGGCGGTATCGGCAGCGGCACGCCCGGTGGCATGACGGGGCAAATCCAGTTTAACAACGGCGGAGTATTTGGCGGCCTGAGTGATCTAAGCCCGTATAACGTGACAGCTTCGCTCTCAGGATCGATCGCGCGCACGCTTGCACAGCATTTTTCCGACACGATATATGCGGCGAATTACGGTGTAGTTTGCGACGGCGTTACGAACAACACAGTCGCCTTGCAGAATGCCTTTACTAAAAACCTCGTGCTTAACGGCTCGGGATATAACACCCACGGTTTTACCGTAAAACTTCCCGCCGGTACTTGCGTAACAGGACCGATAACTCAGTATCGCCAGACCTTTCTTGAATGCGAAGGCGGCGTAAATGCATGCACGCTTTATCTTGCAAATGGCTCAAACGCGCCTCTAATAACCATCGAAAATTTCAGCAGCTTAACGAATACGGGCGCTAACTTTTCCGGCGCGACCGGACCCGTTCCTTCATGGTATGGGCTGCGCGGTGTTCATATAAATGGCAACGCATCTAATCAAACCGGGGGCGATTGCGTCGATTATTTCGGCAATATGGCTATTGTCGAAGGCCAAACCCTGATCGAGAATTGCTATCAGGACGGATTGCATACGGAAGCTTCCGGCGGATATGCTTACAGCTCAACAGACTGGCTCGCGCAGGAAGAGGGATATTTCGACTTTATATCCCGCGATAACGGCCGTTATGGCTGGTGGGATGGCGGACCGCACGATAAGGTTATTAATTCCTATATCGCGTATAACAACGCGCATTATGCTTGGTATCAGGTATCAAGCGGCAATTACAATGGCAGCGCGCACATTGTTAAAATGCATGCCTATACTCAGGTAGACGGCAAGAATTACTATATCGGTGCCGGCGGAACTGCTCAGGAAATTTATAACGATTATGGCAGTATGGAATTTGCCGCAGGCATGGCGGTCGATAGCATAGCGACATCGTTTTGCGGGTACCTAAATCTTGATTGTATACAGATCGATCCCACCGCTACTTTCTGGCATATCGGCCATGCTGATATTAATATGGGAAGCAGCGCAGGCGGATCATCGCACACCTTCACCGTCACCATAGCTACGCCCGGCGTTTTCACGTGGGCTAGTCATGGCTTAGTCGCCGGGCAAATGGTTATCCTTTCCACGACCGGTGCATTACCGACAGGACTATCGGCAGGGACGGAATATTTTGTCGTGGCAGGCGCATCGCTTACGACAAACACCTTCGAGCTGGCTACCACGCGCGCTAATGCACTCGCAGGAACGCCCATTAATACCACCGGGTCGCAATCCGGTACCCAGACCGCCACAAGCTATGTAAATGGCTTAATCGCTTTAGGCGGCGGCGGCGGCGTCGGAAGCATTGATAACCTTACCGGCACCCCTCAGAATCCATCAGGGATTGTTAATCTTGTCGATATCGAAGCCCCATTTATAAATTTGGCAACGATAAGCCTCGGCGATCTCACGACTGCAGGATCGACGTGTTTAAAATTAGGCGGAGGATATCCCACCGTAACCGGCACAATCGAAGGATGTTATAACGCCGTAGACCCGACCGGGGAATATGGCGGCATCCTGCATTTTGCAGAATACGGCAATACAAACGCACTAAAAAGCGGCACCTACTACAATTCTTTTAATTTCGTTATTGATCCTTTTGGCAGCGGATTAAATCAAGTTTCTGGATCGCTTACATTAACGACTGCTTATGTGACTGCGCAAATGCTTCAGGTTGCGAACGCACAGAACAGTTCGGTAATGTTCGGCCCAACCGGGAATACTGGGATGAGCGGAGCGGGGAATACCTGCGCCGGGAAGAATGCATGCAATTTGGTTTCCTCGAGCCCATGGAATACGATTGTCGGTGCTTATGCCGGAAATAACCTAACTACAGGCAGCGGTTTCAATCAGGTATTCGGGCAAGGTGCCGGGCAGGCTTTGACCACCGGCACGCAAAACGTGGAAATAGGTTACAATGTAGGATCGGCTACACAATCCACCGGCGGCAATAACGTGCTTTTAGGGTCTACCAGCTCATGCGACACAAGCAGCTCATCGTCTAGCAATGAAGTACATATTTGCGGTACCGCTGGCGATGTGGTCAAAGCAACCGGAACCGGAACACAAGCGACGCAGGTCGTGTCAATTCCCGGCGCTTCCCTTTCTACTGCCAGTGTTATATCGACAGGAACGAAGTTTAGCACAACGACAGGCACCTCATGCGGCACAGTTGGCACTCTTACCGGCGGTGCTTCTGCGGGTACCTATGTCAGTGGAGCATCGACTTGTACGGTTGTTTTGCTCTTTGGCGGAGCGACAGGTGCAACAGCTCCGAATGGGTGGTCATGCCGGGCGACCGACTTAACCACTTCGGCCGATGCATTCCTGCAGAAGCAAACAGCTTCGACCGCAACCACCGCAACCCTAACCGGGACAACAGTATCGGGTGACGTTGTAAGCTTTAGCTGCGTGGGGTATTAGGGTGCTTTATCAATGCGATAAAATCAATATAGAAAAATAATGATAAGGGAAACAAAATG